TCTACAACTTCTTTTTCGGTGTACATTTTCTTTTTTGTTGGTGTAAAAACCTTAATCCTTTGATTTACTAATTGTAAAAAGTCCTTGTCAGATGATAAAATCGTAACTTCTTTTTTAAAGTAGTGATTTGCCAAGTATGCGATAATGTCATCTGCTTCAACATAATCTATATAAGTCATTGTGATAGGTAGTATCTGTAAGTATTCAATGAGTCTCTTGAATTGATTTCTCATTGATACTTGTTGGTCCTCTAAGTCTTCATATCCTGCAAGTCTATTCAACTTAGTTAAACCTGTTCTACCTTCCTTATATCCCTTATATACGGACTTTCTTCTATTAGAACCACCCTTTCCATCAAAGACTATAACGACACGAGTTGGTTTTAATCTTCTAATCGTTGCAGCGGTGGACAAGAGAAAACCTGTCACACCACCACAATGTTCACCATCATCATTCAAAGCAGGTACTGCTCCAAATACTCTAATGAATTGATTAAGACCATCAATGATAAGAACTCTATCATTAAGGGATTCGTTTTTTACTTCGTTATGTTCTTTACTTACTTCTTTGAGTAGCTCTTTGTATTTATTAATCATCAAAATCTGTTACTTCAACATTATCAATATTTGCCTCTTCACTTGATTGTTTGTAAGCCATAATGTATGAATTACAAATCTCATTGTAAATAGACTCTTTTAGTTCGGGTCTTTCTTCGAGTATGTCTTCCCAATTTTTAGCTTGGAATTTTATTTCCTCACCTGTTTCTTTGTCGACATAAGTGTACCATGCACCACTTTGAGTTACCAACTTATATGTTTTCATCATTTGTAACCATGAACCATAATTGTCGATACCACTATCAAAGTAGATATCATAGTCAACTGAACGAAGAGGTGGCCCCATTCTATTCTTGATAACTTGAGCACGAGTTTTGATACCAACTACTTGGTCTACTCCACCAATTTTAGATTTAAGTTGTCCCATTGATTTTAACCTAATTCTACAAGAAGAGTGGAATGCTATTGCTTTACCACCACTTGTAGTCCAAGGGTCACCAAAAGAAACACCTAATCTTGTTCTTAATTGATTTGTGAAAATTAAAGATATTCTTTCTCTACCTATAAGATTTGTAATCTTTCTCATAGCTTTAGAAATAATAATAGCTTTCTGAGTAGCATAACCTGCTTGGTCGTAATCTGCGGATATCTCTACCTTAGTTGAAGCACCTGCGACAGAATCCACTACAATAGTTACTAGCTTTTTCTTGTCTGATGACCTTACTGACTCTATAATTGAATCAATACCTTCAAAGATATCTTCAACAGTTTCAAGAGGAACATACAACATTTTTTGAATGTCAACTCCAATCGCTTCTAAGAAATCAGTATTACAAGCATTCTCAGTATCTATATAAACACCAAGACCACCCTTTTTCTGAGTATCTGCGATTGCGTGAGCTGCCAATAGTGATTTACCACTTCCTTCTAAACCTGTAATCTCTGTTAGTCTACCAACTGGTAATCCACCATTTGGTCTATTTGATATCGCCAAATCTAACATCGGTGAACCTGTCGAAATCCAACCATCAAGGTCGGTAGGAGTTTGTTCACCACCATCCAAGAAGTAAGCCACCTTGTGGGCGGACTTAAACTTCTTGTTGAGGTTATCAGCTAAGATTGAAGATAGTTCATCACGAACCGATTCTTTCTTCTTCTTTGCCATAGATTATTCGTTAAATAAGTCGTCAAACGCTTCTTTTACATTAGTCGCTGGGGAAGTTGCAGTTGTAGTTTCTTTTACTTCAACTTTAGGTTCTTCTTTTTTATCAGAAACTTCACCTGTATCCAACCATTCTTTTAACATTCCTTCCATTTCTTCATAAGAAACTTTTTTGAACATATCACCAAGAACGATTTGGTCTTTAGCGGTTTCTAATACATTCTTATCCTCTGAGATAGCTGATGTATTTGGTTTTACTCTGATGTAAGTTTCAGGATAAGTTTTACCTAACTCTGCAGCAGTTTTAAATTCTACTGTTACATCTCTACCATTTACGGGGTCAGTCAAATCACCATAATCAGGGTCAGCGAAGAATCCAAGAAGTTCTTGGTATACATTCTTACCGAATCCCCAAAACTTAACACCTTCAGACTCTTCACCTCTAACGAGGATAGGAACATAAGTTCTCATCTTTGGAGTTAACTTTCTTGAAAGTTGGTAATCATTCCTATCACCTGTTGCTTTCAACTTTTCTGCAAACTCTAAGATAGGGTCTGCTTCACCAAAAGAACTTGGGCTGATAATATTCTTACCACCAAATCCAAAATGGAAATAAAGTTCGATGAACGGGTTAGAGGGATTGTGAACATAAGGAAGAATCCTTACTTGTTGTTTGCCGGGTTGTGGTTTCCACAAGTTGTCGGTCTTTGTTACTTTGGTCTGAAGAGAGTTCAGACGATTGCGGATTGCGTTTAAATCAATTGCCATAATTTACCTTTTTTAATTATTATTTATTTAAGTTAGTCACTAATATACAACATTTGGTTGACAAATCCAAATGTTTTTTCATTTTTTTTATTTTGCAGTTATCACTACTGATATAAATATGTAAAAATATTTAATTAACTGCGTTCTGAGCGTTTTTCTAAGTCTAAATAAAATCTACTTGCCTCAGAGTCAATCCATGACTTTTCACTCATTTCTTTGTTTATTTCTTTCTTATCACTCCACCATTGATTTTCTTTTTTAATGGTATTCCATTTGTTGTCAACCTCTAAGTCTCTAACATCATCTTGGTGTAATACTTCACCAGTTTCACTACTAAATGGTGATGATGATTTTGGTGTTTGTGGTACAAGGTTCATAAAGTAATCTTCTAACATTTTAGATGGTCGCATTGGTAGTTTATCATATAAAGGCATTCCATCGTAATAATCTATAAATGGAGTATCACCATCCATATTCGTATGTATTCTTAAATCTTGATGATACATTTTATACAACTTTCCTTTTTGTAGAGTTGCCGTTCCATTAAGTTGTTTGTTTTTAGGAATTGTTTTATCCCACTTGTTAGTATATGGCTTTCTTAAGTTACCTTGCCAATACCATGGCCATTGTTCACAAAAAAATGTCCAATGATTATCTTTAAATTTTAGTTTTAATGATTCTGAGTGTTTAAATATATTGTGATGAATTGTTTCATCAAAGTTAGAACCACCTATCCAAAATTTTGGATATGGATATATTTTTTGTATTTCGTCAAATTGTTTAATTGTAGGTTTATTGATATAAACAAAGTCAAGGACTTCCCATGCTCTTCTGAAAACATCAATCAGTTCAGAGTGTGACAATAATCTTACTACATCTTGAAATGTAGATTTAAGTTGCAAAGCTTGCTCGTCTGTAAAGTCTTCTATAATGTATATATGGTCAAATTCATTTGAGTCTACAAAGGTTTGTACAACTCCAATATCATCGTATCCTACGATAATCATCGCTTTAGGTACACAATATTTTTTAGGAATTTTTTTACCTGCACCTAATTTAAAAGTATCTTTGTGTCTGTGTTGTCTTCCGATATATGTTAACATATCTTTAAGACCTTCATAACTTTTTTGCATACTTAATTAATTTACATCAACTATTCTGAATAAACTTGTCTTTAGTATTTTGTGTCCTTCACCATCGGTTAGAATCATAGAGTTTCTATAATCTTCCCAATTAATTTTATATGTTTTGTCTGCAACACCACCATTTAAGTCAACAATCAATCTATTTAATGCGTTTATTGTGTAGATAGTGTTTGATTCCTTCTTACGATGTGCTAATATAGTACTTCCTAAGAATTTTCTTTCATTGTTCGGTATTATATTGTAACTAATCACTAACTCTTGTGATGGTTTTAATTTTAAAATAAATATTTTTCTACTATAAAGGATAAATGAGTTTTGAATGTTTTCTAAAACTGATTCAAATTCAGCCTCATTAGTAAATGTACATAATAGTTGTGTTCTCACTCATCTTCCCTTATTTTACATTCAAAGCTGACTTTACTTTTCCTAATGGAAGTTCTTGTGTGCCTTCAAAGTTGTAACTATATCTACCAGATGAATTTGTTCCCATTCTAAATTGTGAATACTTCATATCACCTGTTGTTTCATTTATACCTGTTAATCCATACCCCGTCATTGCGAAATACTTACCATCTTTTGCATTTGTTCTTAAAAAGAATACAATTGTGTCTGATAAGTCTTTTGATAGTTTATCTTCTACAAATTTTGATGAACCAGGGAATTGTTTATATGTAGTTCCCTTTCCATCTTTATCTACACCAAAGACCTTATATAAAGGTAATGTTGTTTTACCATATATCATTTCTTTTTCTATCTCTATTAGTTGTGAGTATAACTTTTTTGCGTCTCCAGATAAATCACCCAAAATATTTTTAAGAACTATTGCTGATTGAAAGTTTGTCAATAACTTAGCAACAGTATCTTTTGTTACAGGTGCGGTTAAAGAAAGTTTTTCATATCCGTTATAGTAAAATGCTGGATTTGATATAGCTGCGGTTGACAATGCTTTCAGTTTAATATCTACATTACTTACTAATTTATCTAATACTTTTTGATTTGTTGCAATTTGTTCAAAAGAATCATATATAGATGGTTTTTTAGCTTCATTTAAAATACCTTCATGTAATCCTGCTCTTAACAATTCTTTTTCTAATTTTTTAACTTCAGATTTTGGTGATTTTTTTAATCCTTTGAATATCTTTTTTGAGAATCCAAATAAGAATTTTCCTAATTGAGAAATTTTTTGTAATAAATTAGAACCAATACTTTTTATGAAAGCAACACCCTTATTTAAAAAGTCTCGTAATCCCTCATTCAATTGAACTGACTCTAATGCCAACTTCTTAACATCTTCAGTACCCAATAAATTATACTTATCTTTTAAGAATCCGTATATTTTACCTAATTGAGCTCCACCTTCTGCTTTTTTAAGTGATACTTGTATAAACTTAATACTTGTACCAGTTATTGTACAAACACCCTTTTTATCATATTCAACAGGTAAACCTTCACTTAACTTAGATATAAGTTCAGACGCTGGGACATTGGATATAACACAATCAGCAGTATTATCTTTTACACCATCTACTAATTCAGAACGCTCAGTAGCTTGATAGTATGATTTAATACTTTTGTGACATATATATGCACCTTTAAATTTCATATCATCTGTAAACTTGGTCATACCTGCCATTAATTGTGCTATCAAGAAATAATCCCCAAGTGGCATTGTATCTAATTTAGATAAAATTTCATTAGGTTTTGCATAGTCACCACTCATTCCTAATGCTTTTACAAATTTCTGTTTTACATCGTTAGTAACTTTTGGTAAAGTTTCTTCGGTAGCTGAATTTAATTGTTTAAGTATACTGAAACCATTTACATATGTTCCCATACATTGTGCGGTTTCCATCGTTTCTGTATCGAAGTTTACATCGGTTGGTTTAGAACCTTTTCTCATTTTACCGAATAAAGATTGAATGTTTCCATTACTAGCGGTAATTATATAATTTTTACCAGTATCTTCGGCAGATACATATACAGTTTGACCATTATTTATTTTTACTTGAACACCATCTTCAGTAGGTCCTATTTTAGTAAAAGGTCCTTTAGGTACTTTTTCACCCTTTGGTAATCCTAATTTCAATAAGTCTGCGGTATTTTTAAGTGGTATGAATTTATCACCTATTGCATATTTGTTATCGTATATTGAAGCTTCACTAAGAAGTTGTCCTAATTCAATTAGTATATTTTCTTTTACTTCTTCTTTTTTCTTTAACTCATCCTTCTCAATTTGAGTTAACATTCCAAACTTATCAATTTCTTTTTCGTTTTCTGAATCTTCTTCTTCGGTTTCTTTTTCTTTTTGAAATTCTTGGATTAGGATATCTGCATTCTTTTCACCAACCTCATCAATTAAGTGATAATAGAATGATTTTAAGAATTCTTCAGTATAGATACCTTCAGTAAGTTTAAGGTCTATATCAGACCAAACTTTCCTTAATATTCTATCTACTATGTTTTGGGATTTATTCATAACTATAAATATCTAAATATTGGTCTTAACCATATTATCGTAATCTTTTCCAATCTCTAATTGTGTAGGGAATCCATCTTTTTCCATTATCTTCTTTACTTCCCTAATATATTTGTCTTCACCTTCATCTACATCAAATAGAATCGAGTCATATGTGTATAGTATAGGTATTGACTTTTGATTCAAACCTATTTTAGACAATTTGTCTAATATAAGTATGTTTCTTTCTGTTTCAAGCGCTTGTAAAACATAATTAAATAATTTATTTTTATTCAGACTATCATCAAATTTAATTTTTCTTTGTAAAATAGGTGTAACCACTTCACGATTTCGTAAAAAATCTAACCATAGTGAGTTTATGTAATCTGATGTTTTTTTGAAAAATGGTATGTGATAGTATTCATCTTCCACCCCACCATATAGTTGTCTAAATGTGATTGCCTTTGCTTGACTAATATCTTTTCCATATTGATTTGCCAACCATTCATGTGCTTTCTTATCTAACGGAATATCTATGCCAATTAGTTTTGATATAAGTCGAATGTGATATCCATCGAAATCTAATTGGCACAATTTACCATTTTCGAATCTTGATATAAATCTACTACGAACACCATCATCTTTTTTAAGTGCCGCATAATTTGTTCCTTTAAATGTATTGGATGGTCTTGATGTTATTGTTAATGGATTGTAACGAGTATATTCATAACCCATCTTAGTATATAACCCATTCTTTTCTACCCAAGCCAAACTCTTTGGATAAAGTTGTGAGAATTTAGAAATTTTTGAGTCGACAAAAAGTTTCTTCCAATCTTCGAATTGTTCGTAATGTTTCCATATAGGAATAAGGTCATTTGCTTTAGGTGCCTGTCGTCTTCTGAAGATAGTGTATATAGGTTTCTCTTCTACATCAAAGTTCTTTGCTTGCCAGAATAAAGACATTTCTAAGTCATACATATTCGGTAAAAAGTCATAATGATATAAGAAGTCTTTCATACCTACTATATAAACTTCTTTGAAGTTATGAAACTCTACTTTTTGGTCTATTTTAGTTGCGTCTATGTTATGATAATTGATAAATAGGTCTAATGTACCATCTGATATGATTAATGCGGATACTCGTGTATGTATGGAGTGTTTATCTAAACTTGTGAGTATAGGATATACCATAACCCTCTCCCCTTGGAGTTGGGATATATGTTTCCTAAGTTGTTTGTTGCTATCTACAATTTTCATCCGTAACTAATATACGAAATATTTATGAGTTTTCCAAATTTATATGGGTTTCTATTAAGTCTATGATTTGTAATCGTGACTTATCCATATTTGTCTTGTAGCATAGACTCCAAATGTCTGATACTAAATTCCTTAATTTTAAGTTTTCTTTTTTTAATTCTAAATTTGTCATATTAATATCCTATAAATTCTAAATCAACATCACTTACTAATCCTTTTTCAACATAGTAAGGATACTCTTCGTTTAACCAATAGTTTTGAACATTGTCTACTTCACTTATTACATCGTTGTATAAGTCAGAAATATCATATCCATCACCATATTGAATACCACCACAAAGAACCATAAGTTCATTTAGGTTGTCCCAATTATCTTTGTTGTTTTTGATACTAAGTAATATCTCAGCTTTCATAAGGTCTGATACCTTGTCATTGTGGTCATACATTTCAGTTGACCAAGGTTTTGTAATTTTTATTCCGTATTTACTCATATTTTTCATTTTATCTGTACATTGTTACAAAAGAACCGAACTTATCATCGAATACTTTGATTAGATTTTCATAATCACCACTTGTCATTTCATCCATTAGTGGTTTAAATGGAATATCAAGGTTTCTACATAATCTTTTAGCCAAACCTAAGATTGCGTAAGCATTACCATCAGGTCCTGTTAAATCGATTTCGATTCCTACTTTTTTGTTTTCTTTTGATTTTATCATATCTCTTACTTTACATAGTAAAGATAACAAAAAGATTTGTAATTGCCAAATTTTTAATGTTAAATTTATGTTAAATTTATTAACAAGTTATTAACAATTTTCTTAAATTTTTGCACCTTGTTGTAGATTGGTAAGGTATCTTTCTAATCCTTCGAATTGATTTATGTACAAAAGGATTGTTCGTTGATTAGTATCAATAATACCTTTTTCTTCAGGTGTATCATTAAGTGGGCCTGATATTTTCCATTTTAACTTAAGTTTTTGATAGTAAGGACTGTCTAATTCATCAAACCCATCTTTATTAATCTCATTTATGATTTCACTACCTTTTCTTTTGTAAAAAAACCTTTCTGCAAACCCATTGTCATAATCTTCGTTAGTTGGTTGAAAGAAATATGGGTCAGGTATTGAAATAATAGGGTCAAAATCTTCTACTGCGTCTGTTAATACATTGTATTGGTAAGTATTTGTAAGAATTTGATTGTCTAAGTTGTAATATCTAACTAATTTTTTAGAAACATCCTTTACAAAGAGGGGTTCAGTATACACTTCGTTGGTATTAGAATAAATGTGATACTGTCCTTCATATTCAGTACCATCTTCAAACATCCACTCACCACCACTTGTGTACAGACCTTTTTGGATTGCTCCCTCTGGATAATATATTCGTTTTCTTCCCATTACGCGTCAATCATCATTAAGCCACTAATTTTAGTAGTCCAGTCACCTGCACTAAAATCTTGACCAAGTTTTGTTACTATAAAATATGCATTATCTTTTAATCTTTTAGGTAATCTATCTACCGTAAATGCGTCACCATATTTTGGACCACTATAACCATCACAAGTAAGTTCACATTCTAATCCATAACTAATGTTTGGATTATATTGTTTATTCTGACTTTTTACATATGCTTTCAATGCTTGTTTTGCACCTGTAATATCATCTTCACTAATATTATCACCAAGATTTTCTAATGCTTTCTTCAAATCAGCAGTTGTGGTATTTTCAGGTTCCGTTCCTTCTGGGTAACAACCACCAAATACTTTATTAAGTTGTGGTGCACCTTCACCATCCATAGCTGCGGCAGTTGCCATACTTATTAGTTCTGAATCTAAGTTAGATGTCAAACTACAATCTCTAATACCATTATTAAATCCATTTGCTAAATTAATTGTTGTCATAGCAGTTGATTTAGCGGCAGTCCCTTTATTTAAAATTAAAAATTTACCTTTATCACCATCAACTATATCTGGGTCATTATATAAAAACATAGTTAGATATCCACCTGACAATTCTTTTACTTTATTAAATACTTTTTTCAAAAACATTGGGGTTGATATTCTTTTGGGTGATTCTTCTTTTCCTGGTGGGTTTTGTAAATCACTCATCATTTTTTGCAATAGTGGAATAGATATGTATATGTTATCTATTGGATTACTGCTAGAGTCTTTAATATCTCTATAATCTGCATTACTACCATAGTTACACCCCCATCCAAATATAACTTCCAAAGGATTTGCAGATTTTATATTGGAATCATTCGTTTTGTTAAGTGTAAATTTTGAATAATCGAATTTTTTAGCACTTAAACCTTGAATACTTTTTGCGTTTTTATTAATGTAGTTAAGAAATGACCCAAGGCTAACATATGGTAGTACATTATCTGTATTACTATCAAAAAAAGAAAAGAACCCTGAAGCTTGCATTTGGTGATTTGCTAATCCAAGTTTTACACCAGACCTATTATATTTTTTTGCTTTTCCACCAGATGGTTGGTCTGAAATTTTAGAAGCGATACCTACAAGATTTGTTATTAGGTCTTTAGATGGTACTTCTTTACCCGATTCCTCGTCTTTTACCATTTGTGAACCAACATCTTTTAAAGTCATGTAATCTACATCTACAACACCATCAGCGGCACCTGCCACTTTTAAACTAACATCATAACTTAAATCTTGATTTATAGTAAAATTAAAACCTGTTATTTCACCTTTTACTGTTACACTCGAACTACCAACCCATCCGATAATTAGATTTACTCGTTGTCTTGGTGTCATAAATGTTTGGTCTATTTGGTCAAAATCAGATTTATTGTAAACCTTTACCTTTACATCTGCTTCAAACAACATTGCGTCTGATATATCTTGTCCACCATCATTTGATATAGAAATACTTTCTAAAATAGGTTTTGGTGTTAATCTACCACCCTCTGAACTCATTAATTCTGAGTGTTTTTTCTTTACATCACTCTCGATTGATGTTATACTTCCTGCACATCCTACTACACCACCACCAACTCTTTGAATTTTCGCATACGCTCTTTTATGTATACCTACACCTTTTATTCTGTAATCTGCTCCTTGTAATTGTGGGGTTGGTAACCCTCTACTTCCTAATGTAAATGCCATAACTTACCTATACATTATTTAATTCATTGTACTCATTTTGTAGTGATTCTACATCATCTGGTATTCTTAGTTGAACTCCTACTTCTGGAAATAAAGTACCTTTTCCCATATTATTAGCTCTTGCAAGAATCCACCACAAACTTGGGTCTCTATAATACTCCCATGCTAAGTTGTCTAATCTATCACCTTGTTTTGTTATGATGTAAATATCATTTATAGATGGATTTATGACAGGATAAACCACAGTCTCAGTAAACTTTCGTTCACCCTCTTTTTTTATTATTTGTATGTTATCGTATCTTTTCATATTTAAACTCTAAAACTTCCATCAAAAGAAAATACTTTTTCACTTTCATATTGATGTAATTCATTTCCAAGGATTGTACATCCAACTGAAATATCAATTCCCATAGGTAGTCCAAAGTCAATATCCCATGTTGTCTCATCAGAATATGCGTATGATAATGAAGTTAGTATCATTGGTGTATCTACATATAATTTTCCAATTGTTAATTGTAACTCTGATTCTGCACCACCCTTACCTGGAGCCGTATATCCATTAGAACCAACATATTTTGGCATTGTATAAGTTGATAATCTTTCTAATTTAGTATACAATGGTTGCATTTCAACTCTTGAAGTTGGATATACTTTAAAGTTAAAAGAAATATCTCTTTTAAATGAATCATATACATATACAGGTTCTGCTCTACCACTATATTTTATTTCAGTATAACTTGGTGAGAAATTTTCTGATAAACCTGATATTGTTCCTCTAAATTGTAGTCTACTACCATCTTCACCTAATTTAAAAACTAATGGAACTAAATCATCGCTAGTTTCACCAATCTTAAGTGCGTTGATTTTATCTACATGAAGTGTAAAATCTGCCAATTTAGTGAAGTCTACATCAAACTGACCTTTTCGTACATTTCCTTGCGCATCCAACATTCTACCTGGATTACCAAATCCAAAGTCTTTTTCAATGTTGTTTTTATCATAGTCTTGTGCGTTTTCTTTACCTCTACCACCATCTAACTTTTTTCTAAAGTCTGTTGGTAAAGGTGGATTTGCACCCTTTTGTTTTCTATCATCTGCAATTTCTGATAGTTTACCATAAGATATCATTTGATAGTCAGAGATATCAGGAATCCCTTTAACTAAACCATCTGGATTACTGGTGACAAATTTATCGTCAAGAGGAAACGAATCATCCTTTTTCTCTACTTGCTTAGCTACACCAAACTTTTTTAATTCTTCTTTCTTTTTTGGTACTGCGTTATCACCTTGAGTGTAAGTTTGGTCTTGTTTAGTTTTTAAATCAAACGAATCTTTTAAAACAAACTTTTGTTTGAATTTTAGACCTGTACCTTTTTGTTCAAATTCGCCAGTAGTTTTACCAGGTACAAAAGTACTTACATATTTTTTTACTTGAGATACACCTATTCCGTACAGTGAGTCAATTCCACCTCTTTTATCTTCTCTAAGAGCACTACCTATTTCGATTTTACTAAAGTCACCATATAATTTTTCTAATGTATCGTCACTTGTTAGACTAGCAATTTTGCCTAATCCCACTTTCTGATATTTTCCATCAACATCTAATCCAAGAATACCACTTCTATCAGGTTTAAATCCTATATGTTGACCACCTATTGCTCCTAAGAAGTTCGCAGGTGTCCATGTTTTATTGTATTTGTTAGTTCTCTGTAATCCTATTTGTGTTGCGGACCATAGTAAACCTTTTACTGATAAAAAGAATGAACCTAACCTTACTAAATCTAATACTGCTCTTTCAGTTGAAGCAACTACACCACCTCGAATCAATCCATCATCAATAGGAACTCCGAGACCCCAATTTTGTGGTTCAGTAAAACTATTTCTTTGAATACCTCTTAAAACATATGGTTGAGGTACTAAACTAAATTTATTTGCTGCAGGGTCTTGTAGATTGAACTTATTATACATTTCATCTAAGAATGATGGTGATTGTCTTTGTTGTAGTAAATCACCAATACTTGTAAATGAATCTATATACCTATCACCATCTGGCGAATATCTTTGTGTATCACCAATTGCTGCACCCACTTTATATTGACCATATCCTGCTTGGAATGATATTCCTCTACTTGAACCACCGAAGTTACTTAGTAATGAAGATGCGTTATCAAATTGAGTATCACTTATACCTGTAAATTTAGTATCATCTTTAGTTTTCATGAATGGTGAGAATCCCTCTGCCTTATCATTTGTAAAGAAATCAACTTTTTGAGGTACTTCTAATCCTTGACTTTCTAAGTTTCCACTAAATGTAAAATCACCTGGCGTTGTCTCACCTTTAAATCTGTCACCTTGTGTTATATTTTGTTTATCAGTTTCACCTAAGAATTGTTCTGATAAATTCATTTGATTAGGAGTCGTTTCACCTAAGAATTTAGAACTTCTATCTGATTCGGTAGGAGTTGTTTCACCTAAGAATTTAGAACTTCTATCTGATTCTTTTTGTGTTGTCTCACCCAAGAATTGTTGAGTAAACTTAAATTCATTAGGAGTAGTTTCACCCAAGAATTTTTGACTAAATTTAAAATCACCTGGTTCAGTTTCACCTTTGAACTTATCACCTTGAGTTACTTCATTAGGTTCTGTTTCACCTTTAAACTTATCACCTTGAGTTGCCTGATTGGGTTCGGTCTCACCTTTGAACTTATCACCTTGGGTTACTTCATTAGGTTCTGTTTGTCCAAGGAATCTTTCTTCTAAAGACATTGGTTTTGGACTTGTCTCACCTTTGAACTTATCACCTTGAGTTACTTCAGTAGGTTCTGTTTGACCTTTGAACTTATCACCTTGAGTTACCTCATTAGGGTCAGTTTGTCCTTTGAACTTATCACCTTGAACTACTTTGTTTTGATTAGTTCCAATTTTTTCAGGAGTTTGTTTTGAAAATCTAACATCGTTTTTTGTTTTTACTTTATCAGTTAATGGTACAGTATTAAACGCAGAAGGTTCTACTCTTGTTTTTACTTCAAGAGGTTCACTTTTTGGTTTTCTGTAATCACCAAGGTTTGATTTTAAATCTTTTAACGACATTAATTAACTCCTCTAGTACTTCTTACTCGTTGTACTTTTGATATTTCACTAATTACTTTATTATCAAATACTATTTGTATAGGTTGAGCTTGTAAATCACCTCTAAGTCCTTTAATTTCTTCTAATAATGGGTCACTTTCACCACCACCACCTGCGGTTGCACCACCACCATCGTCACCACCTGCTCCAAATGCTCCTGCAATCATTGGTAACATAAGTCCTAATGCGAATACCGTTCCAAGGAATGGTGTTATCATCAATAGACCCATTGCGAATGGCATCATCGCTAATCCTACTGCCGCAAGTCCTGCCGCCAAGGAAAGTAAACCTGGTGCGACTAACACTAATTGACCCAATCCTGCGGCTAATGCCGATATTGCTGGAACTGCTGCAATCAATATCATAGATGCGAGTCCAAACGCAAGAATACCCGGCGTTGCGTAAAGTAATCCAATACCCAATGCTAACATACCGACACCAAGTAAACTTAATATAGCAGTTAATGGTATTAAGAATGGTGCAATCGTAATCAGACCCATTAAGGATTCTGTAAGATTACCCATCATTTCAAATCCTTTAGCTATTTCTTGTATCGCATATCCAAGAACTAATAATGCTGCGGCAATAATTAACATAGCTGCCGCACCTGCGAGAATCGCAACTGCACCAACACCACTCATCATTATTGCACCTACTAATGCCAATGCACCTACTAATGCTAACATGGATACAACTGCCATACCAATAGCTTTCCATTCAACCTTCATAAATTCTTGTACTGCTTTTGCGAATACAAATACGGATGCCGCTACAAGTAATAATGCCGCACCACCTGCGAGTAATTTTTTAGCGTCTATTTTTGAAATAGCATTTGTCATACTACTTGTTCCTTTACCAGGACCACTATCAATTTTTGGTTTAGGTTTTGGCATATTTGTTTGTTTATCACCACCAATTAGACCCATAGCTGAACCTGCCTTTTTAGCAAGTCCACCTATACCTTTTAATGCAATTGAGGCCTGTGCTATCGCTGGTAAATATGATGTCATCAAAGCTTGTCCTTGTTGCATAACAAATTGTTTATTAGCCTCTCGCGCTTCATTATCTTCAATTAGTTTTTTTCTCGCTTCATCTGTTAAATCTGCAGTTTCTTCCAAGAATTTCGCATGTTCAGCTTGTTTGGTAACTACTTCAGATAATTGTTGACCAGTCATACCATATGCAGCACCCAACGCCTCAAGTTCCATTGGTCCTTTACCTTCTAAATCCTCTAAAGATATTCCTAATTCTGACATAGCTTTATTAAATGCGTCTAAGTCACCTGTTAATTGATATTCCATTGAAGCTTGTCTAATTGCATTTGTATTTTTAAGTAAGTCACCCATTCCCATGGCTCTTGCTTTCATCTCAGCTTGTATAGAATTTTCAATATTTAACATATTAGATGAAACATCTGCCATTTGCTCCATACTCATACCCATTTGTTTAAGTTGTGCGGCTTGTTTAGCAAATGCCATTATTTGTTTTTCAGATTTACCTACTAATAAGGTTGCGTTTTTGGCCATATCTTGGAATATAGCTCTTGCAGATACACCTTCTTTTTGTGCTAATACTTTTATATTTGATGTGAGTTCATCTGCACTTGAACCTGAGTTAGCAAATGCCTGTTGTAACATGATTGCGTTCTCACCAGATTCTCCTGATAATGCAGATATCTCTACTAAGTCTCTCTGCATTTCTGCAGTAAAGTTTTGAGTAGTTCCAAAGAATTCAGCAGAGTCTTTTGCTGCGGTTGCTAATGCCTCACCACCATACAACATACCTTCCATGGTAAATAAGTTTCTGAGTGTTATCGCTCCCATTCTTGCAGATTCTTGAGCTGATAATCCTAATTGAGTATAAAGTTCTTTTGCTAATCCAACGGTTGCTTGGAATCCTTCGGTTAACATTTCTACACCTTTTTTGGCAACTGCTAAACCAACACCGAACATAATACCATTTTTAAGCATATCAGCTGATAGTCCAACTGATTTCAATAAACCATCTCCAAGTTCATCAGCAAGGTCTGTGATTTCTTGTTGTTTGTCTTTTCTTTTTTGTTCAACCTTTAAAAGATTTTCTGTTGCCTCTAACTCTTTTAAAATTTCTTCTTTTCTATCTTTTGTTAAGTTATATTCACCTTCAATGATTTTTTGTTTTTCTTCGAGTACTTTTGTGAGTTTAGAAGATAAATCTTTTTCTTGAGCTAAGTCTGCAGTAAGTTGTTTGGCAATCTTACCTTGTTTGGTACGATAATCCAAATTTTTCTTTAAAACATCGGCAAGATTTGATTGTAAGTCTTTTTCCGCCTCAACTGCGTCAATTCTTGCTTGTGTATCTTTGTTAAACTTAGCCATTTATCCCCTTGTGTAGTTTAGTCGTCAGTTAATTCACGACCTGTCCATTGTACGGGCTTAATATTATACTTTTTTAGTAATGATTGGTATTTAGGGTCATTTGTCAATTTAGCAAGTTCTTTTTCTTTTTTACTTTTTTTTATGTAATTGATAAACTGACTAATAAAACCTTCAGGTAGGTTTTGTTTTTCAAGTACTTCCCTAAACTTTGATTCTTTTATGGTTTTCATATGGTATCCCTTAGTTTATATTCTATAAATATGTAAAAACCCAACAAATATGTCGGGTTCTTATATTACTTCTTGACACGAGGCATTTTTGACTTCATTTTTCTCATTTCCTTGTCATGTGCCTTCTTTTCTTCTTGTTTGAACTCTATTATCTTTCCGATATAGAAATTCCTTGCCCAAACGGGCATATTGTAGACATCGGTGTGAGTAAACCCACCATTTCCATGGAATATAAGGTCAAAAATTTGAGCGTGTAAATGCTTTCTATAATTACTCGGAAGGCCAAAAAAACCCGACATCCATAGGCAGTTGCATTTCTCTCTCTTCCCCGGTCTCCTCAGATACAAATTCAAATGTTAAATCAATATCGGGAACACTTTCGTTGATATACGCTCTGAGTGCCTTTGAATCTACTGCGAATAATTCATTGTCCACGAAATGATTAATGTCTTTTTGTTCTTCAGAACCATCTACTGAAAGAATCATATTTTTCATCCTTGTAGTTAATTCTCTTGAAGTCATATCTTTTAATTTTCGATTTGCCTTCTTTAGAGCTTCAACTTGATGTTTTACTTTTCTTTCTCTTGATTCAGTCATCGCCATAAAAGTAATTTTTCTCTTTGATACTGGTAATGTGAATTCAAACTCATTCTTATGAAGTTCTACTTGATTTGAACCATCGTATGATTTGTTTTCAAACTGAGTGAGGTCAATTGTTTCCTTCTGCTTTGTACCTGGTTGTGATGGGTCATCAATTTCTACTTTGTAGTCTTTACCATACCCAAGTACTCTTGCTGCAATCATAATTGCGTTTTTATCACCTGTAACTAAATCTACATATTTTATAGGTTCACCTTCACCATTACCGATGATTAGTGATTGGAATAGTCTGTCTAAAACAGTTCCATCTTTAATATATGATTGTGTAGTTAGGATATCTTCCTCTTTTGCCGTCATATACTTCATTTCAACCTTTCCTATTGAAAGTGGGTTGTCTTTTTCGTATATTAGACCTTTTGAGGGTAAATCTATAACTTCCGTAGGGAATTTATAGTCACGAACTTCTTTTGTTTCGTGTTGTTGGATAGCTTTTTGTACCATATCCTTATCGGATATTGGGTACTCATCTTGTAATTTTTCTTTTGCCATAATAAAACTCGTTTTATATCTTTTTGTTGTACTGTACTATAATATATATGTAACTGGACTATTATTAATACAAAAAACCCCCAAAAAGTTGAGGGTCTTTATTTTTTTAGTAGAATATTGGTTATGCCCAAGAATAACTTCCGTCTGAACCATTTAAAACATTTACACCTGCTTCAAATCCATCTGGTAAATCACCATCATAGGTAATTTTATCTCTTCCACCATAATCAAACCCATCAGATGGTAGTCCCCATGTATTATCTGCCTCTGCAATTGTAAAGTGAGTAACAGGGTCACCTGCAACATCTTGCCAAGTAGCGTATTCTGATTCACCTATCCACTCAACAACATTGTCGTCTTTTCTTCTAACGATTAAATATGCCATAGTATCTCTCCTTTGTATTAATATGTAATAAATATGTCTTTATATAATAAAAAACCCACCAATCGGTGGGTTATTCATTTTGTAATTTCTATTTACAATCCGTATATTAAAATTGTAGTATTGCGTAATCGTAAGTAAGTGTCATTTCTACTGTTGCCAAGTCTTCACCTGCGTAGTCCATATCTGAAAAGTTTGCAGATTGGATATATGCACCTTTTAATGTCCACTCTTCTACTTTATCACCAACAGGACCCAAACTGTTAAATGTGATGTCTTTTTTATAGAAATCAGAGTATCCATCTCTACCTGTTACAGATTCGTGATGTAGTCTTACCCACTCCATTACTGCTTGTGCAGCGGAAGGTACGACTGGGTCGTATAAAGTGATTGCTAAATCTTGCCACTCAGAACGACCTTTCACATATCTTCTAACATTGATATGGTCGATGGTAACTTTACCATTGTTTATTTCTGGTCTGGCTGCCGTTTTCACCAAGTATGCAGGGATTCCTTCGATGTACATGATGAACCTATTTGACATTTTAGGTTCAAAGTTGGTGAACATTATTTCATTTGGGTCTAATAATTGTGCCATTTAATTCTCCTATTTCTCTTTCTAATAAATAGTGTTATCTATTATTTTTTATTCAGGGAACGCTGCGCCTGTTGGTAGTACATTGAAATCAAGTACTATAAACTCTGCAGTTTTCGCTGGTTGAATAAAAATCTCTCCTTTTAAGATGTTTCTATCAATAATATCTGGTGTATTATTTGATTCATCCATTATTACTCGGAATGCGAACAAACCTTGTCTCTGTTGTACTGACTCTAAGTAAGGGTTAACTATACTTAAGAATCTGTTTCTTGTCGCTGCCGTATTATTTTCGAACAATAAGAATCTTGAAGATGATGCGATGAACTTCTTCAATGCGATTAACAATCTTCTTACATTGATTCTGTCAAGTGCGGATGGTCTAGCTTGGAGTGTTTTTTGTCCAAATACCGTAGCACCTTGTCCAGGGAATGTAGCGATTGGGTTAATTCTATTTTCGTATAATGTATCTCTTTCATCGTGAGTTAATCTTGATTTAACTTCGATTACATTTGATAAACCACCTCTGTTAAGACCTGCTGGTGCGAACCATGGTTCTGCAACTGCGTCATTAAATGCGATAACACCTGGTAATACAACACTTGGTGGTACCCAGACTGGCTTATTTTTATCTGTATCAAGGATTTTAACCCATGGATGATAAGTTCCAACATAATTTGAATCGAATGAACTTAGTGAGTTAACTACTGTTGCGATTGAATCTGAATAAGACCCAGCGTCCATTACATAGAATGCGTCTTGTCTATCTTCTACCATATCTTTTGCAAAAGTAGTTACTGATGAGTGTAGTCTATTGATTACACCTGGTGTAACTAACATATTCATATCATACTCATCAGGGTTTGACATTGCGTTAATAGCTTTTCTAAATGCAATCGTACCACCTGCAGTCGCTGATGATAAATCTAATCCTTGCATATTACCTGCAACAATGTTTTCTCCTGTAAGTATTGTTCTGTTTGGTGCGAATCCATCAAATCCACCTTGGAATGGTACATTGAATTTTTTATTGTCTATAATACCATCGTTTAGTGTAATTGCTGCTCCATTTGAAATACAATTACTTAGTAAGAACTTAGAACCAACAGTTTCAGAACTTGAATCTGGAATTGGATTTAAGTAGTTTAAGTTATCTGTATTTGTAAAGTCATATGAGTATCCTAAGAATGCTCTCTTGTTAAATTCACCTGCAATTGACTGAGTTAGTTCATATGTTGGACTTGGTATATCGTGTCCACTATGAATTGGTGATTTAACTGCTGCAAATCCGAATGGTACAAGACTTGAATCGATTGCTCCCGCGTCTACATCAGAATTTACTTCTACTCTAATGTTTACAGATGCGTTTGGATAGTCACCATTTGAAGTAACTTTACCATTGTTATCAACAGTAATATATTTGTCACCAATTACTCTCTTAATATAGTTAGGTGAATTAGGGTCTAAGTTAAGTCCACTAAACTCTTCTACTATATTTGGTCTAACATCACTATCTTGTACATTTTGACCGAAAACAGAATAAGGAATCTTAGAACTATCTACTCTTCTTACTATTACTGAGAATGTTCCATATTCAGAACCAGGTACTTCATTTGCTGGTTTGATATCTCTAATACCAATTTTAAATTCGTAGTTTGTTGGATTACCATGTGATAGTGTGTGGAATCTAAATAAGTTTTTAGTAACACCTGATACATCTTGTGATATGATGAAAGGTGTTGTAGCCTCACAATATGCTTTAGTATAGTCGGTTTTTCTAAGTGTATCTATTTCTACATCACAATTAGGGTCGCTGGCAAAAGACGATGATTGGAATGTTTTAAAGTTTAGATACAGATAACCGAATTCCGAACCATTTTTAGGAGATGAACCAAATGTTTTTCCAATATACTTGGTAGATGTTGGGTTCAATGATGCGGTTGCGATTGCAAGTACTGCTGATTCTGATAAACCTGTTACTGCACCTGAAGCACTTAAATATAGTGCGAAGTTTGAAGCTGATACTTCTGTTGTTGGTGAAGCGGCTGAACCACTTAAGTTAGTGACTACTGATTTATCAAACGAACCTGTTGAGTTTGCTACATTTCCAAATGGAACTTTTGTAGTTGGGTGAATCACCGCTGCTACTGAACCACTAATCTTTAAAACTAAAGGTTCAACAGTATAACCACTTTGTCCTAATACTCTAACAATAGTTGCCGTTCCTGCGTCTTCTAAATACGATTGTGCAGTATATGGTAAATATGAATCTTCTGTCAATCCACCGAATACCTGCGTAAATTCTTGAAAGGACTCGACTTTGGTTGGTACGAATGCAGGTCCTTTAATACTTTGTCCTATAAGTGCTGCACCTATTTCACCAATACCTTGAGGTAAAAATGATAGGTCTTTTTCTCTTGTGAATACACCTGGACTAACAATTCTTTCTGCCATTATTTTCTCCTAAATTAAAATCTTTGGTTTACCTTTATATAAAT